GCAAACCACTATCCACAGATGCTCAATATGAGTATTGGATGAGTGCAGCATCTTACCTCTCTTATGGTGGTGTTCTCAAGGTAGCAAGAGCAGATGACTCTGGTCTTGTCAATGCAAATGCTATTCGCAACTCTGCTGGAGTTTCAACTGCCGGAGAACCATCCCTCAAGATCAAAAACTATGATGATTATGAGGCAAACTATTCAGACGATATTGCGAATTATATTTTCGCAGCGAAAAATCCAGGAACCTGGGCAAATAATCTGAAGGTTTGTGTAATAGACGATCAGGCAGACCAAATCATACATGTTGGATCTGGTGTAACCACTACCGTTACAGTGGGAACTGCTGTAACAGCAACTTTAACTGATGTTGTTACTGCTGGAGCAGGAAATACTACTCTATTCAACGGTTACTTAAAGGGAATTGTTACCGGAATTGGTGCTAGCACTGTAGATGTTAAAGTTACTTCCACAGTTAACTCTGTTGGTGTAGAAACTGCTGCTACATATGCACCTAATTCTCGGATGCATTCTTTCATGCCTTCTGCTGCTGGTGGAACGCTTACTCTTAACTTCTATAATTCTGGTGGAGTAGGAATTGCAACTGCTAGCGTTGACACTGGATTAACTCCGACTAAAGACTGGTATGACTCTCAAGTCATAGAGTTAACCAACACTTCAATTCTATGGAGTTCTTTGGCACCAAAACCAGGAACATCTTCATATGCAAAAGAAAGAGGTGGTAGAAGCGACGAAATTCATGTTGTAGTTGTTGACGATCTTGGAACTGTAACTGGAATTCAAGGAAATCTGGTAGAAAAGCATATAGGATTATCGAAAGCAGTAGACGCTGTTTCTGCTGTAAATGCTCCACAGAAAAACTGGTGGAAAAACTATCTTGCAGTCTTCTCAAATTATGTTTACGTTGGAGACAATCCCTCTGACGATCAGAATGCTAATGAAGACGTAGTAGCAACCGGATTCAGTAGTGGATTTGCTGAACTCAGCACCTCTGATGGTCTTTGGAATGAAACTGCACAGAGTAGAACCTTTAGTGCTCTTGGAAATGTAACATACAATCTTACTGGCGGAAGCAATTACGCTGGTGGTATGAAGGCAACTCTCGGAGATCTTATAACAGCATATAATTTGTTCTCAAACAGAGATGAGATTCAAGTTGATTACTTAATTATGGGACCTGGATGTACTTCTAAATCGGAATCTCAGGCAAAAGCAAATCATTTGATTTCTATTGCAGGACAGAGAAAGGATTGTATGGCAGTAATTTCTCCTCATCGTGCTGATGTTGTAGATATTACAAATAGCGATACTCAGACTGATAACGTATTAGAGTTTTTCTCTCCACTTGCATCTTCGTCTTATGCTGTATTTGACAGCGGTTATAAGTATACTTACGATAGATTTAATAACAAATTCCGTTATATTCCTTGCAACCCTGATGTTGCGGGATTGATGACAAGAACGAGCATTGTTGCATTCCCCTGGTTCTCCCCTGCAGGACAACAAAGAGGAATTCTGAATAATGCAATTAAACTTGCATTTAATCCAAACAAAGCACAAAGAGATAAACTCTATCCACAGAGAATCAACTCTATTATTAACAAACCTGGAGTTGGCATCCTGCTATTCGGAGATAAGACTGGTCTCGGATTTGCTTCTGCATTCGACAGAATCAACGTCCGTCGTCTATTCTTGACTATCGAACAAGCACTTGAAAAATCTGCAGAAGCTCAACTGTTCGAGTTGAACGACGAAATTACCAGAGCAAACTTCAGAAACATTGTTGAACCATACCTCCGTGATGTAGAAGCAAAACGAGGTCTCTACGGATTCCTCGTTGTCTGCGATAGTACTAACAATACTCCTGACGTTGTTGACAACAACGAGTTTAGAGCAGACATCTTCCTGAAGCCTGCCAAGTCTATTAACTATGTAACCCTCACATTTGTCGCTACACGCACAGGTGTAAGTTTTGAAGAAGTTGCTGGTACTGTTTGATCTTTATCACTACTAAACACACGGAGGACCTAAGAAAATGGCAAACACTATTCAGGATTTTAAATCGGCACTTTTGGGCGGCGGCGCACGCCCCAATCTATTTGAAGTTACTATTCCAAATCCCCCAACTGGGATAAACTTGACTAATAACTTCCCAATTTTATGTAAAGCAGCGAATCTTCCTGCATCGAACATCGCATCTATCGATGTTCCATTCAGAGGAAGAATCTTCAAAGTTGCTGGTGATAGAACCTTTGATACTTGGAGCATTACCATTATCAATGATCAAGACTTCTTGATCAGAGATGCTATGGAAGCTTGGATGCAAAAAATCGGACAGTATGCAGATGGATCTGGTGATACCAATCCAAATGATTACATGTGCGATGCATATGTCAAGCACTTTAAGAGAAGTTCTAGTAAGGTTGGGAAAAATATTACTACTGGAAACGGATTATCTACAGCGGCAAGATATCGTTTTTACGATATTTTCCCAACTAATATATCCGCTATTGATCTCTCTTACGATAGCACTGATACCATTGAAGAATTCACAGTTGAATTCCAAGTTCAATACTGGAATCCTATCAGTAAGAAGGAGTAATAAATAGAAGAAGGAAAAATCTAAAAATAAATCATGGCGCGACTGTTTGGGTTTTCAATAGAAGACACAGAGCCACTATCTCCAACTACGGTTTCCCCCGTTCCTCCCAATAATGAGGACGGGGTTGACCATTATATGAGTAGTGGTTTTTTTGGTTCTTATGTTGATATAGAAGGTGTTTATAGAACCGAATTTGAATTAATTAAACGATATAGAGAAATGGCACTTCATCCAGAAGTGGATAGTGCTATTGAAGATATTGTAAATGAAGCGATTGTTTCTGATTCTAATGATGTTCCAGTTCAAATTGATCTGGATAATTTAAATGCTAGCGATGGCATAAAGAAAAATATAAGAAAAGAATTTAAGCATTTATTAAATCTTTTAGACTTCGATAAGAAATGCCACGAAATCTATAGAAACTGGTATATTGATGGAAGAATTTATTATCATAAAGTAATCGATCTCAAAAAACCAGAAGAAGGAATTCAGGAACTTAGATACATAGACGCGATGAAAATGCGTTATGTAAGAAAAGAAAAGAAAAAACCTAATGATGGAAATCCAGTAAGAATTCAATCCCTTCAGAAAGATAATCCAATGGATTATGATTTCCCTGAAATTGAAGAGTATTTCATTTACAATCCTAAAACTGCGTATCCATCTTCAAATCCATCCCAAACAGGTGGTAGTCAAGGTATTAAAATTGCAAAAGACTCGGTTACGTATTGCACCTCTGGATTAGTTGATAGAAATAAAGGAAATACTTTATCATATCTCCATAAAGCAATTAAATCTCTCAATCAACTTCGTATGATTGAAGATTCTTTGGTCATTTATCGTTTATCCAGAGCACCTGAACGTCGTATCTTCTATATTGATGTTGGTAATCTGCCAAAAGTTAAAGCAGAACAATATCTTCGCGACGTAATGATGAGATATCGTAACAAATTAGTTTACGATGCGAACACTGGTGAGATTCGTGATGACAAAAAGTACATGGCAATGCTCGAAGATTTCTGGCTTCCTCGTCGCGAAGGTGGAAGAGGAACTGAAATTTCTACATTACCAGGTGGACAAAACCTTGGAGAAATTACGGATATTAATTATTTTCAGAAGAAACTTTACCACTCTTTAAATGTTCCTCCATCTAGAATGGATGGAGAAGGTGGATTTAATTTAGGTAGATCCTCTGAAATTCTTAGAGACGAATTGAAGTTCACTAAGTTTGTTGGACGTTTGAGAAAGAGATTCTCAAACATGTTTAATGACATGCTCAAGACTCAACTTATTCTTAAAAATATTTGTACTCCTGAAGATTGGGAGATGATGTCTCAGCATATTCAGTATGATTTCTTATACGATAATCACTTCTCTGAACTGAAGGATGCTGAACTTATGAACGAAAGACTAGCAATGGTCGGCACTGCAGAACCATACATCGGAAAATATTATTCCCAAGATTATATTCGCCGTAATATCCTTCGCCAAACTGATGAAGAGATTCTTGAACAGGATAAGTTAATTGATGCAGAAATTAAAGCGGGAATTATTCCAGACCCCGCATCTATCGATCCCGCAACTGGTCAACCACTAGATACGGCGGCAGGTATGGATCTGGGAGCACCTGTAATGGAACCCGATTTAGAATCTGAAGCAGGTGTAGTTGAACCACCAGAACTACCTAAGGGTGGTGAGATATAAATACAACATAGTGTTAATGAATTAAAATGGAAGAACTTTTGGATATGATGGTCGCTGATGAGTCCCCATCTCAAATAAGCGATAAAATTAAAGATTTACTTTTCTCAAAATCAGCAGAAAAGATTGATGCTGCTCGCCCTCAGGTAGCAATGAATATGTTCAACCAGGTGAATCAGGAAGAACCTGACACATCAGACGAGAATGAAGAGGAATAAGTTAATAAATAACTAAAAATCATTTAGAAAATGTCTAGATCTAGGATTATAATATCTGCCGATGAAGTGGTACTATCCGCTGGAATTGGTAATTCAACCACAGTCAATAATGCTAGAGCAGTTAGAGTTTACAATAACTCTGGTGCCGATGCAGTAGTTTATCAAACTAATGCTGATTTTACTGGCATTGGTTCGGTAACTGTGAAAAGCGGCGATATTGAAACTTTTGAAAAAAGACCCAATGACTACCTTTATTATACAGGAAGCGCAACTATGAGGGTTGCAAGAGTAGGAATTGCAAATTAATCCAATGAAACTAATCAGAGAAGAAATCGAATCAGTAAAGATTCTTACTGAAGAGAGAAACGGAAAAAAATCACTTTACATTGAAGGTGTTTTCCTCCAAGGTAACATTAAAAACCGTAATGGTCGTATGTATCCTATGGAAACTCTTCGTCGTGAAGTTGGTAGATATAACGAGTCAAACGTTGTAACTGGTAGAGCACTTGGAGAACTTGGTCATCCTGATGGACCAACTGTAAATCTTGATCGTGTTTCTCATAAAATTGTTTCTCTAAAAGAGTCTGGATCTAACTTTATTGGTAAGGCAAAGATTTTAAACACTCCAATGGGTAAGATTGCATCTTCCCTTTTAGATGAAGGAGTAAAACTCGGCGTTTCTTCTCGGGGTATTGGTTCATTAAAACCAACTAAAGAAGGTTTTAATGTTGTCGGTGATGATTTTATGTTAGCAACTGCTGCTGACATCGTTGCTGATCCTTCTGCTCCTGATGCTTTCGTTGAAGGAATCATGGAAGGAAAAGAATGGGTTTGGGAAGGAAGCATCCTTCGCGAAAGAAGAGTAGAGCAGTTGAAAAATACTGTAGAATCTCTTGCCGTACAAAGGCAACTTGAAGAGCACAAGTTAAACCTGTTCAATGACTTTTTAAATAACCTCTAGAGACCTCTAGAGTTAAAAACATCAAAAATGTCAATTTATAAATAAATATAGATTTAATACAGATAAATCGGAGAGTTCAAATGTCTAGTGGTAACAACTTACACGAAATGGAGGCAGGCACTAAGCAATCCAAAACTGCTGTTAATGCCGGTGCAAAACCAGCAGATGCAATGGATACTTCAGTAGCAGGTTCCTACGAAGATCTTGGAGGTCCTACCCCAGATAACTATAAGCCGGATGACGAATCAGCAAAGCTGAAAACTCCTGGCGGAACCCTTAAGCAAGTTAAGGATGTTGTAACTAAGTCTGCTGGTAAAGCAGACGCCATGCCTGCAGGTATGAAGGAAGAAGAAGAACTCGATGATGAATCTGTAGTCGCTGAAGAAGAGACCACAGAAGAAGAAGTAGTTGCAGAAGAAGAAACCACAGAAGAAGAAGTAGTTGCAGAAGAAGAAGTTACAGAAGAAGAAGTTGAAGCACCTGAATATAATTTTGAGGAAGATGTCAGTGCTCTCGTAGAGGGTGAAGAACTTTCCGAAGAATTTAAGGAAAAGGCAAAGACTATCTTTGAAGCAGCAATTAATTCCAAAGTTTCCGCTATTAAGGAATCTCTTGAAGAATCCTATGCTGCTGCACTCTTAGAAGAAGTGCAAGAAATCAAAGACACTCTCTCTTCCCGTGTTGATTCATACTTAGAGTATGTTTCTGAAGAGTGGATGTCAGAAAACGCACTTCAGATTCAACATGGACTTAAGACCGAAATGACTGAGAGTTTCCTCTCAGGTATGAGAGGTCTTTTTGAAGAACATTATGTATCAATTCCTGAAGAAAAATATGATGTACTTGAGAGTATGGTAGAAAAACTAGATGAAATGGAGTCTAAACTCAACGAGCAGATTGAGAAGAACGTTTCACTTAACAAGCGTCTTGCAGAGTCGGTTGCTGGTGGAATTTTAGATCAAGTCTCTGAAGGTCTTGCACAGACCCAGAAAGAGAAGCTCGCCTCACTTGTTGAGAGTGTTGAGTTTGAAAGTGAAGAAGAATATCGTGAAAAGTTGGAAACCCTTAAGGAATCTTATTTCCCAACCAAGGGAATTTCCCCCACTAAAACTGAAACCCTGTCTGAAGGTGTAGATTCTTCACCCGAAACTTATAGTGGTTCCATGGCAAAATACATGAGAACCTTGGGAAGTTTTAGTAAGTCCTGAATTTAAAATTAAATCAAACGTAAACATTACCCTTTAAGCAAATGTTCCAATCTGAGCAATTGCAGGAAAAGTGGGCACCTCTCCTCGATCATGAGGGTTGCGAGTCGATCAAAGATTCCCATCGTAGAGCTGTAACCGCAGTCCTGTTAGAAAACCAAGAAAAATTCCTGAAAGAGCAAAGTGCATTCAGCAACTCTGGCTCTTTCCTTACCGAAGCCCCAACCAACGCTGTTGGTTCTGACGGATTCCAAGGTGGATCCGCCGAAGGTGGTCCTACCGCAGGTTTCGATCCCGTTCTGATCTCCTTGATCAGACGCTCTATGCCTAACCTGGTCGCTTATGACCTCGCTGGCGTTCAACCAATGTCTGGTCCTACCGGACTTATCTTCGCAATGCGCTCCCGCTACACCGATCAGAGCGGAACCGAGGCATTCTACAACGAAGCAGATACAGCATTCTCCGGACAACCTAAGGGTCTTGATGACGCTAACGGTTTCTCCGATGCCATTGCTGGTATGGGTACTACTGCTCAGGCAGGTTCAAACCCAGCTCTCCTGAACCCCGTTGGAACCGCTGATTCTACAGCGTACAATGTCGGTCAGGGAATGAGAACCGACTCTGCTGAAGGTCTTGACGGCACTGGATCTGATGCCTTCAACCAGATGGCATTCTCGATCGAGAAAGTCACTGTAACCGCTAAGTCCAGAGCACTCAAAGCTGAGTACTCCTT